ACCCACTTTGTGCTTCTGCCCTGTTGTTTTTCCATATAAAGGTTTTCATTTCTTCTATCAATCTTTTTGATTGTATCGTTACTCCTTTATCACTAATATATTCTTGAAATTTACCTATTACCATAGGCCTAGTCCTAGAAGACATTGTAAAACCAGCTACCATTTTGGAGTGGTCTTGATATTTATCAAAATACGAATTAGCATTTGGGGAGTCACTCTTTTGTGAATAGTAAAGGTTAGGATATTGTCTATCTAAAGCAACTTGTATAGTTGCCCAACCTATATTAGCATTTTCTATTACAAGCATTGCTTCATTATATTCAGTAGCTAAACCAACTAATAAATGTCCATACTCTTTTGTACCTAATTGACCTTTATATTCAGCAACTTGTACATTATTTGCAACATCAATTACATGACATGCTGAATAATCTTTTCCATCTCCACGAGCAACATCTGCTACTACTACATAATCTCTTGTGTAATCAGGTGATTCCCAAACCCATAAATTTTGGTCCGCTCCTCTTCTTTCCATAGGATCTTTTATATAAGTTTTTTCATAAAAGTCTATGTATTCAGGATAAAATACAATATCACCAGAGGTACTAAAATCACAATCACATTCTTGTGCCGCCATTCTAGGGTCACCCAATAATTCATCTTGTGTATCTCTCCACTTTTGATCTCTTTCTGGGTGAACATACCAGGGGAGTTTTATAGGTAAAAATTGATTTTCTCTATTTTCTGCTCTAACCCATGTTTGATGAAACCAATTCCCAGTACCATAAGGAGTAGATAATGCTATACAACCACCACCAGTAGCTAGTGTTTGTTGAGCTGAGGCCCAAATTTCTCCAATATTATCAATAAAAGCCGCCTCATCAATTAATAGTAAAGATACTGCTTCGGATCTACCAGCATCACTTGAGGCTGATGTTGCTTTAATTTGTGATCCATTTGCTAATCGTAAGGTTAATTTATTATTTTCAGGGGCATCTATTTTAAGCCATGAAGGTAAGTTTTCATACATGAATTTTACCTTTGTTACCATGTTTTTAGCTGTTTCTTGCTTGGTTGCAATACAAAGAATGTTTTTATCCTTATGAAATGTCATTAACCATAATGAATAACCCGCACCTAAAGTAGAGATACCTAGCTGTCTAGATTTTAATACTACACTATATGGATTTTCTTGGAATAACGTTAATACTTTTTCTTGGAATGGGTATAGATTAAACTGTATGCGCCCTCGTTGTGGATGCTGTATATAACAGTACTTACGCATAAAGTGTACTGGGTCTTGGGCACATTTTAAGTATTCTTGGCGTATTACTTTTTTTAAATCAGACATACTATTTTACTAAAAGTACAGCAACTAATACCGCTACTACTCCAGCCCCTGCTGTTAGTTTATTTTTAAATTTTTGCTTTTTAATTTCAAGCTTTAATTTATTATTAAGTTCTTGGGTAACTTCTAATTGAGAACTTTTTGTATTTATTATAGAATTGAAATTATTAATCTTAAAATTAAGATTATTAATAACACTATCTTTTAACATAACTTTATTTTCTAGTAAAGAATACTTTGTGTTAATTAAACTTAATTCTTTTTTAAAACCATCCCCTATTATTAAATCTTTAATTACTAGACGAACTATTGGTTTCTTTAATTGAATCGAAGTACTGTCTATAACGTTCTGCGAAAAACTGTTCAAGCTCATCATCCCCAAAAGAATCAACATTATTAACTTTTTCATTTGTTTGTCTTTTTAATGTAACTATTTTGATATCTTGTTTATTAATTTCCTGGTCTAGTTTATTTATTTGACCATTTAAAGTATCAATTTCTAATGTCAATTCTTCGTTTATACTATGTAAGGAATTAATTTTATTTTCTAATGCTTCTATTTTACTATTATACTCATTGATATACTCATCTTCATTGGAAGAATACATATTAATTAAATAATAAGCACCAAAAAATACTATAGCAATATATAAAAACCTTTCTTTAGATGACATTATATCTTTTTATTATCTAGGATATTTTCTAGTTCTTTTTTTAATTTAGTTTTTGCCTTTAAAGTTTTTACTAATTTTTCTTTATCAGCACCCTCTGCTTTAGAATATTTTTTAGCTAATGATTTCATCTCACGAGTTAATAGTGCTAATTCTTCTTTTGCTTTAGCTAAACCTTTAGTTTTTTTAATATCAGATTTAGTTGGTTCTTTATCTTCATCTTCAGTTACAGGAGTTTCTTCTTTATCTCCTGCTAAACTCTTTAAGCTATTTATTGCTATCTTAAATTTTGGATTTTTCATAAAATCCAATGATTCTTTTTCTGCCATTTGATTAAAGAAATCCAACATTTGTTTAGCAGCGGATGGAATAGTTGTAACAGTACTATTTATCTTTGACATAGTAGCAGTAGGAATTTCTTCTTCATCAATAGTCATAGGATTTATTAATTGTCCTTTACTAGCTAACCTATTAACAGCAGAATTTTGACTTGTTTTATAAACATCATCATATGCCTTTTTAATGTCGCCACCATAAAACCTATTAGTAATCATTTTACCTAACTTTCCTAATTGGTCTTGGGTTAAGGTATGTTCTTTTCCAAAACCTTCTAAATAAAATTGACCTATATCTTCATAGTCATAAGTAAAATCTTCACCTCTTGGTGTTGCGTTTTCATTTAAACGAAGTGATTCTGCTCTATCAGTTATAGCTTGAACAAATCCTCTTGTATAATACTTAGTATCGAGTCTATTATTTAATTGGGATTTATTAAAATGCTTATCAAATGCATATTCACCATCATCATATCCTATGTCTTGTAAATCGGCTAAACCTATATTAGCTTCTGCTAAGTTATCTGTTGCTATGAATCCATAATCTTCTCTTTCTCTTGCTTTCTCTATTGCAGCATCACGTGATATGTGTTTATATACTATATTACCCTTTCCATCAATAACATTGTAAGCTCTAAGTGAAGGTCTATAATCTTCTTCTATATCCTCTTCTTTAATGTTTTTTTCAATAGCAGCACCACGGGCTTTTTCGTAGCCTGATAATTTACCATCTTTATTTAGGTCGGCTGCTTTAGGATTTTTAAGAGCATCTTTAATTAGCTCTGTTAACTTTGGATTTTTCATTTCTTTAGTTTGTTTTTTAGCCATGTTGGTAGCTCTCCCATACATTACTGCTTCGGCATCCTTACCATACTGTTTAACAAGAGATCTCTTGTTTTTTTTCATGTTCATGATAATATCTTCCCTCTTGTCAAGTTCAGCTTTAGTAAGTTTGCGTTCGTTCATTCTTATTTATGGTTTCTTTTGAAATCAGCAGAAAAGTTTTTAATTTTATTAGCAGCAGATCTACACCTACCTTTAGCAGCCGCTGATGTTTTATCGATTTCGGCTTCAATTAATAATACTTGTTCTTTAATTCCTTCTAATAATTCTTTTGTATCCATTTTTATAAATTTTATTTATTAATAACTATTTTTATTTGATTAACCCAGCTAATTTTTTAAATCTAGCTACTTCTTCGTTTAATGCTAAACCAATTTCTGCATCAGCAGCTGGGTTATCATTAGTAACATTAATATCACCTGATACAGCATCTGTATTATCGTAATCAGTTTCTTCATTCATACTATCCCAATCAGAAAATAATCTGATGTCTTCTACTTTACCATCATCAATTTTCATTTCTCTATCTGGGCCTCCTGCTAAGTCAGCAAATACCATTAATTTAGCTCCTGGGCCTGCATTTTCACTATTATCTTTTATAGATTTAGGTCTCATTGCATGTTTTCTTGCATCCTCTTCATCTTTATAAGATCGAGACATTACAACTAAAGCATCATTATTAACTTTATCCCCATTCATAAGAGATTTTAAATCAACAGCTTCGTTTAAAGTTTCATCTACTGTAGCAACGTGTGCTCTAGTAAAGTAAGTAATTGTATTACCAATTTGATCAGTTAGCTTTTCATCCCCTAATTTTTCAGCTTCTTCTTGAGCTTTCATTAGTAAAGATTGAACTGCGATTTCATCAGCATCTTCACCTGGCATGCTACCTTTTACTTCAATATCGGTTTCAACTGATTTATCATCTACTTCAACATCTTTTTCAATGTCAACATCAACTTTT